TTTGGTAACTGACACACTAAGTGAGGAAATAGTTAGTCAGGGATTCGATATATTCGTTATGAATAGGTTCTTGGCTGATATAAGCATTCAGCAGATAATTGATTGGCGAAATAAATATGGTTTTAAATTAGTGGTTGACAATGATGATTATTGGCAACTTGATCCAACTCATATTCTTTACAATAGATACGAAGCAAATAATATAACTGATAAAATAATACAATACATAAAAATTGCAGACCTATGTACCTGCACTCATGAAAGACTTGCAGATGGTATTTATCAATACAATCAGAATGTACAGATTTTGCCCAATGCTTTACCCTATGGAGAGGAGCAGTTTCTGGACAATAAAATCGAATCTGATAAACTTAGATTGTTTTGGTCAGGATCAGGAACACATGAAAAGGATTTAAAGATCATTAAAGAACCTGTAAAGAGATTAATTGGTGATAATGTAAAAATGGTCATTGCAGGGTATAATGAAAGCGAAGGGGAAGTCTGGAATTATATGTGCTATTATTTCTCAGCAGGTAGGAAACTTGACACACATATTTATAGGTATGCTCCAATTGATAGATATATGGCTGCCTATGCAGACAGTGACGTAAGTTTGATTCCTTTGGTCGAGTCAAAGTTTAACGGAATGAAAAGCAATCTCAAGGTTTTGGAAACTGCAGCAAAGAAAAATCCTGCTATAGTTTCTGATGTTGATCCTTATAAAAATCTGCCTGTTTTGTACGTTAAAAAACAATCTGATTGGTATAAGCATATAAAGAATTTGTTAAACGATCCACAGATGCGAGTGGAGTTGGGGCAGCAGCTTTTTGAATACTGCCAAAAGAATTACAATTTCAAAGAGATAAATATTAAAAGAAACAGCATTTATAGTAAACTGATCTAAATGCCTGTTATAAAATGCTCAAACGGAAAATACAGAATAGGTTCAGGTTCATGTATATATGATACCGAAGAAAAGGCACACAGAGCATGGGCAGCCATTCGGGTTGCAATGGCAGACAGTTACAATGACTATCCACAGGCAGCGGTAAATGCAGCAAAAAGGGCAGTTGCTTGGGCAGAAAAAAATGGTTGGGGTTCTTGTCTAACTCAAACAGGAAAAGCAAGAGCTTACCAATTGTCACGCAAAGAAAATATCACGAGGGACACGATAGCGAGAATGGCAGCCTTTGCAAGGCATTTGCAGTACAAGGATGTTCCGTATACAAAAGGCTGTGGAGGTTTGGCTGTTGATGCTTGGGGCGGTCAGGCAGGAATCGAATGGGCACAAAAAAAATTACAAGAAATAAAAGATGGACAAAAATAGTATTGGAATGTGCTTTGCCACAATCCTGACAAACATATTTGCAAACGTTACTTTATCTGAGATGGGCAACATAGTGACTATTGGTGTGGGTATAACAACTATTGTATATAACGTTTACAAAATTAGAAGCGAGAAAAAGAAATGAGGGAATTCTTTACTGAAGATAATAACAGATTAAGCATGAAGCGATTGTGCGGATTTCTCTGCACAGTCAGTCTTTGTGCTGAATTGTTTCACAGAGGTGGGGATGTTTTGGTTACTTCAATTGCCTTCATTGGTGCAGGATATTTAGGACTTACAACAGCAGAAAAAATATTTAAGAAATGAAACTGAGTGAACACCTTGAATTGGCTGAGGTCATCAGATCAGAATCAGCCAAGAGAAGGGGCATTTCAAATATGCCAACTGAACAGCACATTGCTAACCTTAAAAAGTTAGCTGAAAATGTTTTCGAGCCTATACGTGCAAATTTCAGACAGCCTATACGTATAAGTTCAGGATATAGAAGTCAATCATTGAATGCAGCTATCGGTGGTGCAACCAATTCACAGCACAGTACAGGCGAAGCGATTGACATTGATATGGAAGGCACAAAAATTACAAATAAAGAAATTTTTAATTTTATAAAAGAAAAGCTTAATTTCGATCAGTTGATTTACGAATTTGGAAATAATATAGAACCTGATTGGGTTCATGTTAGTTACAAATCAAATGGGCAGCAGAGGAAACAGATTTTGAGAGCCATTAAAGAGAATGGCAAAACAAAATACATTCCATATGCCGACAAAACGTAGGCGATTATTTTTTGATATAGAAACTTCACCCAATTTGGGTTTGTTTTGGTCAGCAGGTTATAAGCAACAGATTGATTACTCTAACATTATAAAAGAAAGAGCAATCATTTGTATTTGTTATAAGTGGGAAGATGAAAAGGAAGTTTATGGATTGAATTGGGACAGGAAGCAGATTGATAAAAAAATGCTGCAGCAGTTCATTGAGGTAGCTAATCAGGCAACTGAATTAGTTGGGCATAACGGAGATAAATTTGATTTGGCATGGATTAGAACGAGATGTTTATTTCATGGTATTGATATGTTTCCAACGTATACAACTATTGATACTTTGAAAATTGCAAGGTCAAAATTTAGATTTAACTCCAATAGGCTTAATTACATTGCGAGTTATTTAGGCATTGGTAAAAAGATAAAGACTGAGTTTGATCTGTGGAAATCAATACTTCTGGATAACGATGGTATTGCAATGGGTAAAATGTTAAAGTATTGCAAACAGGATGTGGTACTTTTAGAAAAGGTTTTTAAGCATCTGAATAACCATATTGAACCTAAAAGTCATTATGGAGTTATATTTGGTGCTGACAGAGGAAGCTGCCCTGAATGTGGATCAGATGATCTAATCATTCAGCAGAGGAAAACAACAGCATCAGGAATTAAGAAAATTGTATATCAATGTAAAACCTGTTTTAAATTCCACAGAAAAACTGATAAATGATGATACCTAAAAAAATAAATAAAATGAGTATAGAGGAACAGGAAGTATATCTGATTAAGAAAGTGCAGGAGTTGTACAGAAAAGAGGAAATTTACAGGAGGGCACTTGCAAGAGTTAGAGGTAATCATAAAATAGATTTGTCAGAATTAGAAAGACCAGATTTATTGGAAATGAAAAGTGAACAGAATTAAAGTTAAATATCGCAAACTTGGCAAACATAAAGTCTGGGGATTCTCAGACAGTTCTGGTTTTGTTGAGTTGGATGCAACTTTAAAAGGGAAAAAGGCATTAGAGATACTGCTCCATGAATGTCTGCATTTACTTTATCCTGCTGACACAGAAGATGAAATTGTAAATAAAAGTATAATTTTGACAAATACTGTTTGGCATGAAAAGTACAGAAAGATAGATGACAAAGAGGACATCCCAATGCAAGATGGTACATTATGAAAAAACATACACAGATATACATGAAATATTTTGGTTATGGAGTTGATGATTTCATTGGCTGTGAAGTATGCGGTAATAAAGCTGTTGACATTCACCATATTGATTGCAGGGGTATGGGTGGCAGCAAAGATAAAGACAAGATCGAAAATCTGATGGCAGTCTGTAGGATGTGCCATGAAAAGTATGGGGATAAAAAAGAATATACAGAGTTATTAAAAGAAACCCACAGGAGGTTTATAGATATTTATGGCAAAATATACTGATAAAGAGTTTTTGGATATTGAATTGAAAATGGGGGTTAGTTTAGAAAATCCTGCATTCATGGATTTAGCAAGAAATACAGTTGCTCAACTCAATGGATATGGCTCAAAGATTCTGGATTATGGCTGTGGAGTTGGAGCATATTCAAAGGCAGCAATTGAACATGGGTTCGAGGTTTATGCATTCGAGAAATTTAAGGCTCACAAAGATTATTTAAAAATACATTTACCTGAATTAAAAATTGTAAGCAAACTGCCAAAAACAGATATATTGATGTTTATTGAAACAGCAGAGCATATGACAGACAATCAGATTGCTTTGATATTCGAGCAGATTAATCCAATATGGATTCTGTTTAGCAGTACAAGTCAAAAGACAGAGAATGATGAAATGTGGGGACATATAAACGTAAAAGAACAAAAAGAGTGGGATGATATGTTTTTTAAATTAGGGTACAGAGTACACAAACAAGTTTCACTACCGACAGAATGGTCAAAGATTTATCAATTGATGTAAGATGAAAAAAGGATCAGCAGATAAAATAAAAGTTACCTTTGGTAAACGTAAAAAAGGCAAAGCACAAAAATCATTCAATAAGCATGACAGAAAAGAACGAAATTATCGTGGTCAGGGTAGGGGAAATTAAACCTAACCCAAACAATCCAAGAATCATAAAGGATGACAAGTTCAAAAAGCTTGTTAAAAGCATTCAGGAGTTTCCACAGATGCTTAATATAAGACCTATCGTAGTTAATGATGATATGGTCGTATTGGGCGGTAATATGCGTTTAAAGGCTTGTAAGGAAGCAGGATTAAAAGAACTGCCTATTATAAAGGCTTCGAGTTTAACAGAGGAACAGCAGAAAGAATTTATCATAAAAGATAATGTAGGATTTGGTGAGTGGGATTGGGAAAGTATAGCAAACGAGTGGGATGATAAACAATTAACAGAATGGGGATTAGACATACCTGATTTTAAACCTATACATGCAGAAGCACAGGAAGATGATTTTGAAGTCCCTGATGAAATAAAGACAGATATTGTTTTGGGTGATTTATTTGAGATCGGTGAACATAGGTTATTATGTGGGGATAGCACAAATGCAGATGATGTAAATAAACTTCTAAATGGCAAAGAGCCATATTTAATGGTTACAGATCCTCCATATGGGGTAGTATATGATCCTAATTGGAGAAATGAAGCAGAAAGGTCTGATGGTTCAAAAATTGGAGCTTCGGCAACAGGTAAAGTACAAAATGATGACAAAGCTGACTGGACTGAATCATGGGCATTAAGTCCTTCAAAGGTTGCATATGTATATCATGCAGGTAAGTTTGGTGGCACAGTTCAAAAATCTTTAGAAGATTGCTTGTTTGAAATAAGAAGTCAGATAATATGGGTAAAATCAAATTTTGCCATCAGCAGAGGTGATTATCATTGGAAGCATGAGCCATGTTGGTATGCAGTAAAGAAAGGAAACAAAGGGAATTGGGCAGGGGATAGAAAACAAACTACAGTTTGGGAAATTGATAAACCATTAAAAAGTGAAACAGGACATGGAACACAAAAGCCTGTTGAATGTATGGCAAGACCAATAGGAAACCATGATGGTGATGTTTACGAGCCTTTTTGCGGTTCAGGAACAACAATGGTAGCTGCCCATCAATTGAATCGTAAATGCTATTGCATGGAACTTGATCCTAAATACTGCCAAGTAATAGTAGATAGAATGATGAAACTTGATCCGAGTTTAGAGGTCAAAAGAAATGGTAAACCTTATTTTAAAAACAGCGAATAAACAGCGATGCCTAATCCACAAAACATAGATAAGCACAAATGGAATAAAGGCGAGTCAGGGAATCCAAACGGAAGACCGAGAAAGTATGTAAGCCTTTTAAAAGAGCAAGGGTATAAGCTATCCGAAATAAACGATAGCATACAGGCAATGATGTCAATGACTATTGAGGAATTAAAAGCTGTATGGGATAACCCACAGGCAACAGTACTTGAAAAGACAGTTGCTCATGCAATGAGAAAGAGTTTAGAAAAAGGAAGCCTTTATTCACTTGAAACATTACTTACAAGGGTATATGGTAAGCCGAAAGAACAAATGGACATCAACACAGATAATAAGGTGGAGATTGTATTTGTTGAAGGCAAATCAATATTATGAGAATTGAGTTTTCTGCTGCACATATTAATCAAAAGCCTATTCTTGAAAGTCAAGCAAGGTTTAATGTGCTTATGTGCGGTCGAAGATTCGGTAAGAGTGAACTGTGCCTGATTAAGATTGTAAAGACTGCCTGTTTCGGTCAGAACCTTGCATACATAACCCCTACATATAAACTTGCAAAAGTATTTTTTAATAAGTTAGGGAATGCCTTGCCTTACCCCAAAAACCAATCAGACTTAAAGATTGACTTCCCGAACGGTGGATCAGTTGAGTTCTTTACAGGTGAAAGGTTAGATGGTTTACGAGGTAGGAAATTTCATGGGGTTATAATAGATGAGGCAGCTTTTATTTCAGATTTAGAAAACGGATGGCTTAACTCAATTAGACCAACCTTAACTGACTACAAAGGTTGGGCGATGTTTCTTTCAACTCCCAGAGGGCAGAATTACTTTTTTAGTCTTTACATGAAGGGGGCAGCAGGTGAAACAGATTGGGCATCTTTTAAATATAGCACATATGACAATCCGTACATAGACAGGGCAGAGATTGATGATGCTAAAAGCCAATTACCTGTGGCTGTATTTGAGCAGGAGTACATGGCGAATCCAATGGAAAACGCAGCCAATCCATTCGGTAATGACTTTATCAGGAACTGTATCAAGCCAATGAGCAATAGAGAGCCTGTTGTATTCGGTATTGATCTTGCCAAGTCATATGACTATACAGTTATAATAGGATTGGATTCTGAGGGCAATACAGCCTTTTTTAGCCGATTTCAAAAGGATTGGGGTAGTACTAAGGCTGAGATACAGAAACTGCCTAAAAAGCCTATTTTAATCGATTCTACAGGGGTTGGTGATCCTATATTCGAAGACCTGCAAAGAGCAGGGATGAACATTCAATCTTTTAAATTTACCCAGACTTCAAAACAGCAACTAATGACAGGGCTGCAAACAGCTATTCATACAGGCAGGATTGGGTTTCCTAATGGTTTGATAGTCAATGAGTTAGAAGCATTTGAGTATCAATATTCAGCATCAGGGGTTAAATACTCTGCTCCTTCAGGATTCCATGATGACTGCGTTATGGCTCTGGCACTTGCATGGCATAACATGAACTTTAAGGCAGGTTCTGGGAAATATAGTTTCCTTTAAAAAAAAGTTTAGTTTTTTGCACTTTGTATTAAATTAAGGTTTATATTTGCTGTATAAACAAAACCACTTATATGCAAAACTTCACATTAAGATTTGGAAAGTACAAAGGACAGATGTTTTTAAGCACTCCTGTTAGTTATCAAAATTGGTTATTGAATCAGGAATGGTTCAAAGTACCAAAAGAAGATGCAATGCAAAATGCTCAAAAGGAATTGAGTAAATTAGGAAAACAGTTAGGGAATTGGAATGGTTATTCCAGAAGGGGTGCAGCTATTTATGATTCTATGTTTGAGGCAGAAAAGTCTATGGATGCTGCATATTTTAACGATCCTGATCCATCATCTTCACGTTGGAATGGGGAATATGATTTTTTATAAACAGGGGCAGCAATGCCCTTTTAAATCACTATTATGAAAAAGGAAAACTTAAATTTAATTTTAGCTTTATTGATTGGTGCAATCATTATTGGTTTACTTCAAGACAATTACTGTTTATGACACCAAAAGAAAATGCAAAAAGAATAATGACTCATTTCATGACAATTTACCAAAATGATAATTTGGACATATTTGATAAAGTAAAGTATGCGAAAAAAAGTTCATTATTTACAATTGATGAAATATTCCATATGTACAGGAGATTAATGAATGGTACAGTTGCAGGATCAAATCCAAATGAAATTGATGTTTCAAAATATATAATGGAAACAAAAAAAGAAATAGAAAAATTATGATTACGAATTTTGAAAATGAAACCTGCCCTCTTTCTGATGATGAAAAGCAATTTGTGCCTTTGATCATTCAGGGACTATCAACCAAAACAAAAGACAATCCTATTAAGTCAGACTCCATTTGTGAGAAGTTAAATGAGAAATACAATTACGGATGCAAGATGACAGGAGCAAGGCTGAGAAAGATTACAAACTTTATCAGGAGTGAAGGCATCCTGCCTGTGATAGCAACCTCAAATGGATACTATTGCAGTTATGATAAAAGAGAGATTGAAGATCAAATTAAGAGCCTATATGAAAGAGCAGAGGCAATCACAAAAAGTGCTGATGGTTTAAAAAAGTTTTTAAATAATTAAAACATTTGTTTATATTTGTAAAAACCACTTATTATGCAACAAAGAATACAACTTGAAAAAAGAACAGATTATTTAGGTACAGTAACATATTACATTTGGATACAAGATGAATCTTCTATATTTAGGGATTTGCATAGTTTACATGAAACGCAAGAAGAAGCAGAAAAAAAATTTGATGAGGTAGCAAGATTTTATAAAAATCCAACAATAGAAATTATTAAACAAGTATAAATATGATCGGTGAACTATTAAGAAAAACAAGACAAGAGCAAAACTTAACCCAGAAACAATTGGCTGAGAAATCAGGCATCAGCTTTGTTTCAATAAATCGAATTGAAAATGGCAATCCACCCAGATTATCCGTTGTTGAGAAAATTTTTTCAGCTTTGGGAAAAAGAGTCACAATCAACCTTTCAGATTATACTGAAATACATGGTTAGTATTTTATGGATCACAGCAGCAGTATTGATATGTTTCCCTATTGTTGCTATAGGTTTATATTATGCATTTATGGAATGGTACGATAAAATTCAC